TTATTGTCGAAGCAACGACGTTATCCCCGACTACATTACCATTCAAAGTAATTACATTCACGTTATCCCCAGAGACATTACCATAAAGTGTAATCGCACTCACATTATCACCTACGACATTACCATTCAAAGTAATTACATTCACATTATCCCCGACAACATTACTGTTTGTTGTTATCGCATTTATTGTCGAAGCAACGACGTTATCCCCGACTACATTACCATTCAAAGTAATTGCATTCACATTATCCCCAGAGACATTACCATAAAGTGTAATCGCACTCACATTATCCCCGACAACATTACTGTTTGTTGTTATCGCATTTATTGTCGAAGCAACGACGTTATCCCCAACCACATTACCATTCAAAGTAATCACATCTACATTATCCCCGACCACATTACCATTCAAAGTAATTACATTCACATTATCACCTACGACATTACCATTCAAAGTAATCACATCTACATTATTACCAATAACGTTACCATTCAAAGTAATCACATCTACATTATTACCAACAACGTTACCTGTTAGAGTAATCACATCTACATTATTACCAATAACGTTACCATTCAAAGTAATCACATCTACATTATTACCAACAACGTTACCGTTTAGTGTAATGGCTGTTAATTCACCCGATGTGAGCGTTATGTTGTTTTGTGCTATTACGTTACCGTAGACGTGTAAATCTATGACGTTTGCGGAATCGGGTGTGATTTCGGTATCTAAAGAACTGTTTAGCGTGTAGCCGATCATTATTTCTTTTTCGTCGCCTCTAAAAGTTACCGTTGGATTCGCGTTACTACCGGGTTGTTTCATGATAATACCAATATCTGTAGTTGCTAATTCGTTATTGTTAGCGAGACTTATAACGGCATCTTCAATTGTTGTGTTTATAGTATCTATAGTTGTTGTCGTACCTTCGACGAGGAGGTTTCCTTTTATGCGAGCATCTTTTTTTACCGTAATATAGTCTGTTTTCGTATAATTCGATACATTTACATTCCCCATAACTTCAATGACGTTTGACCCTAACGTATCTATAGTAACATTCGATCCAACCAAGGCTTTTCTCGAGGTAAATGTATTCCCCGTAACTTCAACGACGTTTGACCCTAACGTATCTATAGTAACATTTGACCCAATTAACGCTTTTCTCGATGTGAATGTATTACCGGTCACAACTAATATATTTGAACCTATATCGTCTACGAACAAATTTGAACCAACGTCTAACGTGTGTACAGGCAAAGCGTTTGCTATACCAACATTACTCACCGTGATTAAAGATGTACCACTTTTATTAAATTCAACTGTTTTAGAAGCGGCTGTATTACCTTGTAAAATGATATTGTCTAGAGTCAAGTTTGATAAAAAGTAACTATCACCGTGGTAAAATCCCGCACTTACGTTACCCGTGGTACTAAATGCGTTTATGGAATCAGTTGGGTGTTGTAAAAACGTACTCGAACCTAAACTTAACCCCGTTATAGTTGGATTGTTATTAGCAAGACCAATATGGTCTAATGTAATCGAATCTGTATCTATTCTACCCGAAACCTGAATTTTATTATCTGCATTAGAATCTATTAAAACGGAAGGACCCACACGTACTTCACCATCTTTGGTTACATGAAATTGTGAACCTATATCAAGTGCGTGTGTAGGGCTCGTATTTTGTATACCGACATTACCAGTTGTTACAAAAGAAGTCGTATCATTTATAAAACGAACCGTATTTGATGTAACGTTATCATTATTCGTCGCGTATTGTAAATTAATCGTGAAAAGTTCAACCGCGAGTACATTCGAATCTATAATTTCCTTAGTTTCTGTGTTATACGTCAATATGGTTATATCACTAGATGTTATATCATCTTCTTGACGAAGTGGTGTCATGTAAATACTCCCTGGACTTGATGTATCTATAGCAACATTAGAGGCATTGAACACAATCGTATTTTCACCCTGGTCATCTGTAGAATATTTACCAAACCGGATTTTGGTAGACCGCTCGAGGGTCGGTATGTTTTTAACCATTTAATATAGGTGCGCATTTTAATTTGCGTAAATGAGACCGGCCATACCATTTTCGATACGAAGTATATTATAGTTTACTGCATATATTGGGTCTGAAATGACCATGGATTGACTCACGACCTTTGCTGAATCTAAACGACTAAAATTGAGTGTTCCTGTCGGCTGGAGTGAACTTGTTGAAAAACAAAAACAGTATAAGAAGAAATCTGGTGATGTGACGAAATTTGTATGGTAATAGTTCATAACATCTATGAAATGTGGTTTCGCCCATTTAAAATTACCAATATCTAACCCGTTTATTTCGATTTTAATTTTATTTGTTGTAGACGTTAAAGCACCTTCAGTTGTTGTATCTGAAGATGCAATATACTTAACTGGGTGGTTAAACGTCAGTTCTTGAACAAGTTCATTGGATGGAATACTTTTTTGAACCTGTGTAATAATTAAATCGTGGTTACGGGAAACGAGATTACCGCGTTCTTCATTGTCTAAATAATAATAGTTTGAATAACATTCAAAGTTATAGTTACCTGCATCCGGGCCCCAGTGTATACGTAATTCGACGTTATGGTACTGTAAAGCGATTATGGGTAAAGCACATTGTGGACCTTCACAGAAGAAGAATCTAAATGGGTAAAAATACGAACGCGCGCTTACACCTGGGTGTGTACCTATAGCACTTTTTGAGACGTTCGTTGCAAATGTATCAATAGCTATTTTTTCGGTAAATATGGCGTCTTGTGTATCTATGACCTGACCACCAATAAGAAGTTCAACTTTATCGATAAGTGTATCCCAGCGTTGAATATCGAGTGCTTGTGCGTTATTATCTATAGTAAGGTACGTATACCCTAATAAATCCCCTGTTCGGTCAAACCGAATAGATGACATGGAATTACCTTTCACAGACCCTTGTATTGTCTGTTTTTCTACGGACTGTGAAAAGTTAGAATGCCTTTTAAACGTTGATGTAAAAAAAGAAATTTCTGGTTCGCCCATAATGTGTTCATCTTGAGCACCTATGGCGATGAGTTGAACAATACCAGAAGACATTTATAATAAGAAAAGGTTAAAAATATGCGCTATTTACCACTCTCCTGGAATGGTAAATTTTTTTGTTTACATACGAATCTAAAAATAAAAAAGTTATCATCTGTACCCTGTATAGTATTACCATCTTGGTTAAATAATGTAAATGTTAATCGGTCTATTTTTCGTATAGGTGTTGAATATTGTTGAACGACTGGGTAGTTATCTTTGAAAATAATTTGCGATACTGTGCCACCACCACTTATCAAACTTCCAAATGAATTGTTTACTTTAGATATAACTTCCTGATTTTCATACCCATAAATATTTGATGTTCTTTGTGAATAATTCGTATCGAGTTCGTTCACAGAAATATAACAAACGTTAGAATTTGTAGTTGTAATTTGTGCAGCTACAAGTCTCGCCTGAACAATATTTTCTAGTGTTTGTTGAAGATGAACAGTAAACGTATTCTTACTTAACTGACCTATAGTATCAACTGTAATCGTATGATACTCGTGTTCGAAATCAGGTAAAGATGACTGACTAGTCACTAAAGCCATTTATATATACCGGAGATTTTACTTCATCTTATAACCCGCTTGTTCCTGGACGAGTTTTTGGCCGTTGCATACACCACCAACACTATTCGAATAGTAAGCGGTTTTCAAACATTCTTCCGATGATGGAATGTCAAACAACGAACCCGTGTTTACAGCTTCGATTTCAATTTCTTTGCCCTGGTATCCACTGGTACGAAACATCGTGAGGACACACAAAAGGAGTACGACTATAAGCATAGCTCGAAGAGTATTTTTGTTAGTGGAGTTAAGTTTCATTTATATTGAAACAACATTTTTTATAAAGTGCGTTAAAGAGAATAGAATAGTTTCAATATAAAGAGTAATGGACGGAGAGATTATTCTTGATCGTAGAGATACAAATATCATGAAACTTGATGATAACGAACAGGCTTTGATGAATGAAATAGAGATTGAAGTTCCTAGATCTCAGCCTGTGAAAAAACAAATTACGCGTATGAAGACGCAGTTTACGCCACCTCAACCACAGGTGTTTCAGGAAGACATGGATTCATTTGTTAATCCAAACAAACAAACACCCCAGTCGGCACCGGCTATTCAGGAAGAACCAGTCGACTATGGTGAATACGAAGATGACGAACCTGAGATGGACTACGGGGGAGGAGGTGGTGGGTATGCCATGGAGGAAGAAGAAAAACCATCCCCTGGTTTTAAAACAATAGACGAAGAGAAAGCCGATTTAGTTAATAAACTCGGACGTTTGGAAAAAAAGGGGTTTACTGTAAACAAGCGTTTGAATGTTTATTCCCCTATAGATGAACTTAGAAACGAAGTTAAGCGAATTACATATAGTATAGATGTCGATAAATCAATTAAGTTTTCGAGACGTATGCTTATCGCGTGTACGACAGGTCTTGAATTTTTAAATAAGAAGTATAACCCATTTGAGATTCAACTCGATGGATGGTCTGAAAATGTTATGGAAAACGTCGACGATTACGATGAGGTTTTCGAGGAGTTATACGTGAAGTATAGAACAAAAATGCACGTTGCTCCAGAAATCAAACTTATTATGATGCTTGGTGGTTCGGCGATGATGTTCCATTTAACGAATAGTATGTTTAAATCCGTCATGCCAAACATGAATGACGTGATTAAACAAAATCCGGGACTCGTTCAGAACATGATGACCGCGGTTCAGAATACGGTTCCAAAATCTCAGCAACAACAAACACCTGAAACCGGTGAACGACGCGAAATGCAGGGACCCGGTTTCGACATTTCGAGTCTTATGGGTAACATTATGATGCCACCAACACCACCTATGAATACGACGAGTATTGCACCACAGGAACCACCTAGTGTAGATGATGACGATGACGACGACGTTTCGGATATAGCTGAAGCTCCAACGGAAGAAGGTGAAGGTGAAGACGGCGACGTTCGTGAAGTGAAAGTTTCTCAGACCAAGGGTAAACGCGGGCGAAAGAAAAAGTCGGTCGAAATTAATTTGTAAAATATAGTATAAATGATAGGTTATTGTCCCTTAGACGAAGATCCTATTGAAAGACCGAGGCCTTCACAACAGGTACCAGTCCCAGTCCCAGTCCAGGAGAATCGTAAAAATTCTACTGGCGAGGAGGATACCGAGTGTAATTATGTCGTGTTGTTTTTCATTGCGGGTGTTATTGCCCTAGCGATCATGGACTCATTTCCACGAAAGTAAAGTAAAAACTTTCTACCATTCTGACCTTTTCCAGAATGGTAAATTAGTTTAACCACAGTGATATGTACACCCTACAAAAGCTGCCTTGTATACATGATTCACTTCATCCGTCTCCATGCCATTAGCATCGAGGTATCGGATTTTATAGGCTTTCTCTGTTTCTGTGGGATGGTCTTCCCATATAAAAATACCATTTTCATCAATTGAATTAATCATTTCTTCTCTCGATTCGTGTATCCAAACATAATTTTCTATTTCATAGATTAATGGATCTTCTATAGTTTTTTCTTCATAAATTAATTGGTAATATTTATCATTACCATCAGCGTTTGTTTTTATTCTCCTTTGTGTATCCGGTAATACATTGTATTCTTCTTGTGATATTACCTTTATTTTGTATTTTATCCAGTATTCTACATTTCCCAGTTCCTTTTTAATTTGTTTCACTGGTTGAATTTTTGGATTAAAATCGCAATCCATCGTTATTTTAGCAACCGTATAGTTAGCGAGGAACTCAGAGTCCTGCTTCTGACCATAGCCAACTATATTGGATGTCGTGATATAATCCCCTGATTCGAGGGAACCATTGATATTGGTCACCCAAATGGCACCTTCACCTACGGAGTTGATAAAAGTACGCGTATCACCTCTTTCTTTAGGAATAGGGATCGTTATGGTACCATATGTATCTTCGCGTGATTCTGGGTCTTCACCACTAGATATTACACCAAAGCACGATTTATCGTAGGCAACATTGCTGAGACGAACATCTGGTAAAGATTCATTTATTTGAATCGCACGATTTCCTTTATATGTGGCAAAACTCGCACTCGTGTATGTATTCTTATTTGCACATACGATGAGACCAATATAGTCATTAATATTTTCGGTCCAAACATTTTCTACAAAAGATCTATGCTGTCCAGTGAAGTCATCCAATACAACTCCTGAATCTGACCTGATGTACATTTTGTCGTTCCCATTGACATGTAAGACCCACGTGTTATTAATCTCCAGGAAATGGTAAGCGTATCCACTGGTTCCTGAATATGTCTGGTAGTAATAATGTGTCGGACGAAACAACCTTTCTGAAGATGAACCCAAACTTACATTTCCGCCAACCTGAAGCTTATGCTGAGGACTTGATGTTCCTATACC